ACAGTTCGTTGCAACTCGTTTGCTCGAAACTCAATTGCGTGTTGGTACAACTGACAACGACATCAACGCTTTAGTAAACAATGGTTCGATCCCAGAAGGTTATACAGTTAATAACTACCTGACCGACCCAAATGCTTACTTCCTCTGTACTGATGTTCCAAACGGTATGAAGCATTTCGTTCGTACTCCTTTGGCTAACTCAATGGACGGAGACTTCGATACTGGTAACGTTCGTTACAAGTCTCGTGAGCGTTATAGCTTCGGCTGGTCTGATCCCCTCGGTATGTGGGGTTCACAAGGCGCTTAATTGTGCTAGAAAAGGGGAGCCAAAAACTCCCCTTTTTGTTTTATTTGTAGTAAGATGCTTTTAAGTCTAGGACAAATTTGTCCATATCAGCCCGCCTAGGGGACGATGCACCGATGATATGGGGTTATGTGCATATAAGGAGAACCTCATGGGTTTCGCTACACACCTAGGTCCTTGGTTATTAGGGACTGTTAAAAACACCACTGGCACTGTTGCTGGTACTATTCGCAACACAGGCTGTACCGTTGTATCACAATCAGCTAACGTAGTTTTTGGCACTTTAACTGGTAATCTAGTTACTGTCCCTGCTGGCTCACAGATTGTAGACATTAAGGTTGTCACCACAACCGTATTTAGTGCAGCAACTACTGCAAAACTAAGTATTGGCGGTACTGACTTTACAACGACTGGAACCATTACTAGCGTTGGTAGCGCTACACTAGGCGCAAACGCAACCACTCCAGGCGGATGGTTAAATGTTGGCTCTACTGATGCCATCATTACCTATACATTAGCTGGTGCTGGTTTAACAACTGGAGCAGCAACAATCATCGTTACCTATGCAGTCCGTAACTCTGATGGCGGTCAGTTCCAAACTACGTTTAATAACTAATCTCGTGGGTTAGGGTTTTCCCTAGCCCTCTTTAACTTTTTGGAGATTAATTATGGCAATGCAATATGACGTAAAGTCGACAGCAATAGCTGCCGCTCAGACGGACGCAGCCGTGTTTGCGGGCGCTGCTCGTATTAAAGGCATGGTTATTGGCGTTCCTACGGCTGGTGGTACTTTAGTTTTAAAGAATGGTGCTGCTGGTACTACGGTGTTTTCAGTCGTAATTCCAACAAATGCAGGTGGCGCTTCTAATATTGTTATTCCTGGTGAAGGTATTCGCTGCGATAACGGGATTTACGCAACCACCCCAGCTGGTATGACAGCAACTGTCTTTTACGGATAAAAAATGACTGAAACAGTGCAAGCTCAAGGTTCTTTTAACTTAGTAGGCAGGAAGATTATGATTGGTCTTCCCGCTTACGACTTTAAAGTATCTGTAAAACTGGCTATTTCACTGGCTCAGTTTTGCGTAGAAGCTCCCAAACACGGAGTAGAAATTCATATATGCAACATCTCTGGATGCTCTGTTGTTTCCCGTGTCAGAAACCTAATTGCTAAAGACTTTTTAGCTACTGACTGCACGGACTTAATGTTTATTGATTCAGATATTAACTTTGATCCAAACGACATTTTCCGACTAATGGCTTGGAATATGGATCCCAAGAAAGGTATCGTAGGTGGTGTGCCTGTTGCCCGTAAGAAGGGTCAGGTATACATTTCTACTCTAGACCAAGATGCCGATGGTGGGGTCTATATGAACTCATACGGCTTAGTTAAAGCTAAACGGCTTGCTACTGCGTTTATGTTGATTCGTAGAGAAGTATTTGAGACTCTTAAAGAGAACCACCCTGAGTGGAAATATTTTGATGATCGTGTACAAAACAAACACGAAGACAAGTTTTGCTATTCCTTCTTTGACTTTAAATCTACCCCAGAAGGCTATGTAGGCGAAGACTATAACTTCTGTGATCGTGCTAGTGAGCATGGGTTTGAAGTATGGATTGACCCAACAATTAAGCTCAACCACATGGGCATTACTGAGTTTGAAGGCTCGTTTGGGGAAGAATATTTATACCCACTATTACGTCCAGTAGATAGCAAAAAGGATGTCGCATAATGGCTAAATCACCAGCTTGGACTCGCAAAGAAGGTAAGAACCCTAGTGGCGGTCTAAACGCTAAAGGTCGTGCTTCCTATAACGCAGCTAACCCTGGCAAGCCTGGGCTCAAGCGTCCTCAGCCAGAAGGTGGCTCAAGACGTGATTCTTTCTGCGCTCGTATGAAGGGTATGAAGCGTAAATTAACTTCAGCTAAAACTGCAAATGACCCAGATAGCCGCATCAACAAGTCTTTACGGGCTTGGAACTGTAAAGAAGGTGGTTCTGTTCGTGGCGGTGGGTGCGAAATTCGTGGCAAAACTAAAGGGAAAATGGTATGAGCCCTGAGTTTTTAATGTTATGGAACGCAGTTTTATCTTTGGCGGGGGTAATCGTGGGTCTTTGGGCAAGAGAAAAATCTGCGGAACTAGCTCGTCTTAATATTTTATTAAACAGAACTCGTGAGGAGGTGGCTCGTGATAACGTCACTCAAGCAGAAATTGACAAAATTATGGTCCATATTGACCAACGCTTTAACAAACTTGAAGCAAAAATTGACCAACTTATTCAGAAAGGGTTAGTAGCATGAAAGAGTCCAAAATGATGGTTAAAAAAGAAATTGGCTTTATGAAGAAAAAGGGCGCTCCTAAGTCCATGATTAAGCATGAAATGGCTGAAGCTGGTATGAAAAAAGGTGGCAAAGCACACTCAGATATAGCTAAAGACAAACCCATGATGAAGCAGGTAGCAGCTAAAGCTGTTAAAGGTCACGAAAAACGTCTGCACGGTATGGCTAAAGGTGGCGGTGTTGAAGTCAAGGGTAAAACCAAAGGCAAAATGATCGCTATGAAAAAAGGTGGTATGGGAAAGTCTTGCTAAATGCCAATAGAGCCTATTGACCCTTCTAAAAAAGTTGGCGGTGACGGGAGTGAGAAATATAACCCTCAAAAGGAAAAGTTCGGCCCTAGCGAGTACGACAAAGCAGCAGAAAAAGTAAAGCAAGATAAAGAAAAGTCTGACAGAGCTAAGGCTGAAATAAGCAAAATAGCGGAAGAGCAAAAGGCAAAAACTAAAGCTGAAAGCCCACGCACCTATACCGAAAGACTGCAAGATATGGGTAGATTACCTAGCGGTGGTGGCGGTGGTGGCGGTGGAATTAAGTCCATAAAGTATGAGCCAAAGACTTTTAAATCTGGCGGTAAAGTAAGTGCATCATCCCGTGCTGATGGCATAGCCCAGCGGGGCAAGACTAGAGGAAAAATAGTATGAAACAGATGATTAAGGACTTAAGTGACAAGGCTAGTAATTATCTAGATACTAAAGGTCTAGCTAATCCTGTTGAAGTTATTAATGAAGAGTTTGGCGGGGAAACTCGTGAAGAGTCTAAAAAACGCCGTGCAAAACAAAAACCAGGAAATGTATTACTAGAGGGTACTGGCGAAGCGCCTAAGAAAATGGCTAAAGGTGGTTCAGCTTCTTCCCGTGCGGACGGTTGTGCTATTAAAGGTAAAACTAAAGGGAGAATAGTATGAGTTATGTTAAACATCTTGGCAATGTAGCTAAAACATTGGCTGGTGTATCTGTTATCCCTGGTGTTTCCGATGCAGTTAATAAATTTGTAGATACCGCTACCGGTGTTACTGGTAAAGCTCAAGACGAAAGAATTAAAGCATTAGAAGCCGAAGTAGCTGCGGGGCGTAAGACTAGAGAACAGGCCCAAATGGAAGCCACACAAAAAGCAAACCAAGGCATGAAAGCAGGCGGTAAGGTATCCTCCGCTTCTAAACGTGCGGATGGTTGTGCTATTCGAGGGAAGACTAGAGCATGAGAGCGTCTCGTGGCATGGGTGCCATATCTCCTTCTAAAATGCCAAAAGCTAAAAAGAAAGCTCGCAGGGATGATACTGACTTTACGCAATATAAAGAGGGCGGTACGGTTAATAAAGCTGGTAACTATACGAAACCTAGTATGCGCAAGGCTCTATTTAACAGTATTAAAGCATCAGCTACTCATGGTACGGCAGCGGGTCAATGGTCGGCTAGGAAAGCACAACTCTTAGCTAAACGTTATAAAGAAAAAGGTGGAGGGTACAAATAATGGCTCTTAAAGAAGTTCCAAAAGAAAATAGTGGTTTAGCAAAACTACCCGAAGATGTGCGTAATAAAATGGGTTTTGCCAAAAAAGGTGGTTCAGTTAAAAGTAACTGGATTCAATCTGCCATTAAGAAACCTGGTGCCCTAAGAGCATCTATGGGCGTTAAAAAAGGCGAGAAGATTCCCGCTAAAAAGCTTGCAGCGGCTGCTAAGAAGCCTGGCAAAATGGGTCAACGTGCGAGATTAGCGCAGACTTTGTCAAAGCTAAAAAAATGAAATGGTCAGACAAACGCAAAAAGTCGGTCAACTGCGACAGCCCGAAGGGGTTCTCGGAGAGGGCTCATTGTGCGGGTCGAAAGAAAAAAATGGCGGGGGGTGGCTTAGCCGCATCGCAACGTTCTTTAAAAGCTTGGGGCGACCAAAAGTGGACAACCAAGTCAGGGAAGAAGTCGTCCGAGACGGGCGAGAGATACCTGCCAAAAAAAGCAATAGAAGCCCTAAGCCCACAGGAGTACGCAGCAACAACCAAAGCAAAACGGCAAGGAAAAGCACAGGGAAAGCAGTTCGTGCCCCAGCCACAAAAGGTAAAAGCAAAAGTAAAACCATATAGGAAAATATGAGTACTTCAGGCACAACCACTTTTAATCTAGACCTCAATAACCTCATTGAAGAGGCTTTTGAGCGTTGTGGCTCAGAGCTTCGTACTGGTTACGATATGCGGACTGCCCGCAGATCCTTAAACCTATTGACGATTGAGTGGGCTAACCGTGGTATTAACCTCTGGACTATTGAGCAGGGGCAGATTGCAATGGTGACTGGGCAGGCTATTTACCCTGTTCCAATTAATACAATTGACCTTTTAGACCATGTAGTACGTCAGAATAACGGTGTTACAAGCAACCAGATTGACATCAATATTAGCCGTATCTCTGAGTCTACCTACTCTACTATTCCCAATAAGTTAACTACTGGACGTCCTATTCAGGTCTGGTTTAACCGCCAGTCAGGACAGTCTAATTCGACCGCAGTGTATCTGGCACAGTCTATTAATGCGACTGATACGTCCATTACTGTTAGCGATGCTAGCGCCCTTCCTATTGGCGGATTTGTCAAAATAGATAATGAGACCATCAGTTACGCTAACGTTGTAGGAAATGTACTAACCAACTGCTATCGTGGTCAAAACGGCACAACCGCAGCAGGGCATACTGCTGGTGTTAACAATCTATTAACAGTGCAAAACCTTCCTGCAATTAACGTCTGGCCCACCCCTGATGCTGGTGGCGGTCCTTATACCTTTGTGTATTGGAGATTGCGTAGGGTTCAGGATGCTGGGTCTAATGGCACTGTAGAACCTGATATTCCGTTCCGTTTACTGCCATGTATGGTAGCTGGATTGGCTTTCTATATGGCTCAAAAAATACCAGAAGGGCAAATGCGTTTACCGTTTTTAAAGGCAGAATACGAGGAGCAGTGGCTCATGGCTTCTACGGAGGACAGAGAAAAAGCGGCTTCTAGGTTCGTTCCTAGGACAACTTTCTATGCCTAATAAATATAGTAGTGGCAAATTTTCGATTGCCGAATGCGACCGATGCGGTCAGCGGTATAAGTTAAAGGAGCTACGGAAGCTTGTTGTAAAGCAGCAAATAAAGAATATTAAGGTTTGCCCCAGTTGTTGGGATCCAGATCAGCCGCAGTTGTCGTTAGGTTTATATCCAGTTGACGACCCACAGGCTGTACGGGAACCACGCCCTGATGTAAGCTATCAGGTATCTGGAACAAGTGGCTTACAGATAAATGGAAGCAACGACAACACAGAACAAGGTGTTGGGTACCCAGAGGGCGGTAGTAGAATTTTCCAGTGGGGTTGGAACCCTGTTGGTGGTGCTAGAGATGACGGACTAACTCCTAATGATCTTGCCCCAAGCTGTTTGGTAGGAAGTGTAACGGTAACAACAACATAAGGAGTTGAAAATGTTTAAGAAAGACGCAGACGGAGTAGCCAAAAAAGGCAAGACCGAAGGTAAAAATTTAGGTGATTCAGGTCCTACTGTTCTTGGTATGAAAGCCAAACCCAAGATGGGCGGCAAAAGCCAAATGGACATGAAAAAAATGGGGCGTAATTTAGCTAAGGTTAAGAACCAAGGCATGATGCGGAAAAGCGCTGGAAGGGGTCGATAATGGCTAATTACTCTAAAAAAGTAATGGGCAAAGAGGTAGGAGACGCTAAAGTCTATGCCCCTCCCCATACCATGAAAGGCAAAACAATCTCTGCTAAAGGGCTGTCTTCTAAAGGCATGACTGGCGCTCAAGATATGGCAGAAATGAATATCTCGGTTGACGGCATCAATAAGACTGGCGGTAAGGGCGTTAATAAGTACGGCAAGATTGAGATGCGTGGTGCTGGTGCAGCAACCAAAGGCAGAATGTCTAGCGGGAAAATGGGATGAACTATACGCAGTTAACTTCTGCAATTAAAGGGTTTGCTGAGAACGACTTCCCAGCAACCGTGGGATCGTTTACGTCTGCCGAGCAGATTGCTAGGTTTGTCCAGCTTGCCGAGCAACGCATCTATAACACGGTGCAGATGCCAGCTTTCCGTAAGAATGTTACGGGAAATGTCACTACTGGCAATAAGTACCTAGCTACTCCTGTTGATTGGTTGGCTACTTTTAGTCTTGCGGTGATTAATGCGGCAAATGAGTACCACTACCTTTTAAACAAAGATGTTAACTTTATCCGTGAATCCTACCCAGATACGGACGCAGCTTTCTATGCCAAGCCTGAGTATTACGCTGTTTTTGACAATAACACCTTCATTTTAGGTCCTACCCCAGACTCCAACTATTCTGTAGAACTGCATTATTTCTACTACCCACAGTCTATTGTTACCGCAGGGACTTCTTGGCTTGGGGATAATTTTGATTCTGTATTGTTATACGGTGCGCTTATGGAAGCAGCCAACTTTATGAAGACCGATGCAGATACTGTGAATCTTTATAAAGCTAGGTATGACGGTGCAATGGCAGAACTTAAACAATTAGGCGATGCAAAAGAGCGTCAAGATGCCTATAGAAGTGGACAAGTGAGGTATCCAGTAAGATGATTAGCGTACAAGGGCTAGGCGAGTCTAGCGGTATCCAAGTATTTACAAAAGACCACGGTGGCTTTACCCCAGAGGAAGTCGCTGAACGGGCATTAGATAAGATTATTCAGGTGGGGGATCAGTCTCATCCCTTGGTTCGGGAGCAAGCTATTGCTTTTAGGAATCATATTCGGGAAGTACTAGTCTTTTACATGAATGAAGCGGTAAAATTTGATCGTGTAACACTAGCTCACAAGCTACGGGAAGCTGGTCATCCTGAATTAATTAAACTTTTAGACGAATAGGAGTCCAAAATGGCTTTTACAGGCAACTTTATGTGTACCAGCTTCAAAGTACAGTTGATGACGGCAACTCATAACTTTACGACTGGTACTGGTAATACTTTTAAACTAGCGATGTATGACAATAATGCGTCCTTTACGGCTGCAACCACTGCGTATACGGCTACTAACGAAGTAGCAGCTTCTGGCTCATACTCTGCTGGTGGCGGTGCTTTAACCAATGTAACCCCAACTTCTTCGGGTACTACAGCATTTACCGACTTTGCAGACTTGTCGTTTACTTCTGCGACCATTACAGCTTATGGCGCCATGATCTATAACGATTCCGCTGCTGGTGATCCTTCTGTATGTATTCTAGACTTTGGTGGTGCTAAGACCTCTACAAGTGGTACGTTTACCATCGTCTTCCCAACAGCAGACGCAAGTAACGCCATTATCCGTATAGCGTGATTACTAAGTGGCAACCTATTCTGGCTGGGGTAGTGGCGCTTGGAGTAGCGGACCTTGGGGCGAGGACTATACAGATGTAGAAGTCCCGCTAGGGGGATGGGGGTATGGCGGTTGGGGTGAAAACCCCTGGAGTGAGAATAGTGGTGGTGTAGTAGCAGCAGGACAGGTAGGTTCAGTTACTGTACAAACTACACAAGATGCGATAGTAAACGTAACAGGTGTTTCTGGTACTGGGCAGTTAGGTAGTGCAACGGTTACAGGCTCGGCAGTTGTAGATGTAATTGGAGTAAGCGCTACAGGGCAGATAGAAGGTGTAGCTGTAGATGCTGGCTCTGATGTTGGTGTAACTAGTGTAAATGGAACAGGGCAAGTAGGTTCCGTACTAGTACAAGGTGAGGCTAGTGTTTCAGTAACAGGCGTAGCAGGAACGATATTTGTTGGTACGGTAGTTGTAAGTACTACAACAGACGTTAATGTAACTGGATTGGCAGCAACAGGCAGTATCGGTAGCGTAACGGTTACAGGAACTGCGGTAGTAGATGTAGTAGGCGTTGTAGGAACAGTAGTACAGGGTTCAGTTTCTGTAGAAGCAGCAGCAAATGCTCCAGTTACGGGACTCCAAGCTACAGGAAGCGTTGGCAGTGTGACCGTACAAGAGGGTACGGATGTTGGCGTAACTGGGGTTTCTGGAACGGCTGCGGTAGGAAGTGTAACAACTTCGGGTACTGCAAGTGTAGATTTAACGGGCGTAGAGGCAACGGCATCTACGGCTCAAGTAAACGTAATTACTGGTCAAAACATCAGTGTTACAGGGTTACAGGCAACAGGTAGTGTTGGAAGTATTGCAGTAGTCATTGGGGCAGTCGTTGATGTAACAGGCGTACAGGCAGTAGGAGAGGTAGGAAGCGTATTAATTTGGCAGGTAATTGATGATAATCAGACACCGAATTGGATTGATATAAATGACTCGCAAACAGGCACTTGGAATGATATTATTGACACACAATCGCCCAATTGGGTTGAAATAGCGGCATAAAGGATAAACTATGGCATCGACTTATTCACCACTAAAAATCGAGCTTATCGGTACGGGCGACCAGTCTGGTACTTGGGGTACAACAACTAACACCAATTTAGGGACTGCATTAGAAGAAGCCATCACAGGTTCTGCCGATGTGACCTTTTCAAGCGGTACTGTTACTCTAACCCTCACAGATACTAACGCTAGCCAAACAGCCCGTAATCTACGACTTAACCTAACAGGTACTTCTGGCGGGGCGCAAAACCTTATTGTCCCAGCGATTGAGAAGCTATACCTAGTTAACAACGGCTGTGCGGATACTATTACTGTTAAGAACTCCACAGGTACAGGTACAGCAGTCCCAGCTGGTAAGAC